TTACTTGTAGTAATTAACTAGATCATCTTTATCACGACATGACAACCATACAGTACCAAATTGACCGAATTCAAATTTACGCCAGTAGTAACCACCATAGTAACCGCCTTCACCAGTGTCTGCAATATGAGCTTCATCAATTTCAAAGCTGAAATACATACCTGGTTTGAAGTCTTTATCTGCTCCGTCACGTACGTTATTACCGTTTTCGTCAACCCAGTTTACCATACCAACCGGCACACCGTTATCTACGTATGAGAAACCTACCGGCGCAAGGTAATCACATTTGATTTGATAGATTCCGTTAACAAACGCAACATCATTTGCAAGATAATATGCTTTTGAATCTGGTTTGCGTGTAGGTGTTTGAGATACAGAAGTATTAGGTTGTTGGTTACCTCCTGCACCATTATAACGCCATGCTTCAATATATCGTGGTCGTTGAGCATTGTAGTATTGGTCCCAGTTGTGAGAAGATACAGCTTGTCCAGCAGCACCACCAGTCCAGCAATCAACTGAGATGAATGTGTTAGCGTCTTCCATAACACCAACGTGTCCACCAGCACCACCTGAAGTAGACATATCTGCACCCCATGACATCAATACGATATCACCACGTTGAGCAGTCCAGTCTGTGTTACGAGATACACGAATAAAGCCATTTTGAGCAAGTTGTGTACCGAGTGTTACAGTTGATGGTAAACCTTTGATAGGAATACCTGCTTCTTTAAGAGCTTGAGATACTGAACCAGAGCAATCTGCAGTACCATCTGAGCCATTACGTGATCCATACATTGAGTAAGTTAATTTACCACGACGAGATTCAAACCAGTTAATAAGTGCATCTGTATTCATTTATTTTCCTCCTTTGGTTTATCGTATGTTAAAGCTGTTTCACTGTCTTTTAGCCCTGCGGTTGTTGGGTCATTGACCACCCCCAGCAATACAAGCAAAGTTAAAACTGTATTGACAACGTCCTCAATGTTATCTGGTAGTTTCAAGCCCAATTGTTGTGCTAACAAAATCACTGTACTAGCAATAGCAATAAGTGTAGCTTTGTTTTTAAAACGTAATTTCCAATTAATCATGATAATTCCTCCAATTTAGTATCGATTTTTTCGACTTTTTCACTCAGATTGGTGATTTCGGTAGTTAGTCGAATAAGTGCTTCATTCTGTTTGTCGTGATTATCTAAACGTTTTTTAATTTCAACTAGTTCTTTATCACGCTGTTTTGCATTTTCTTCAAGAATTGTAGTGCGACGTTCGCTATTAGTCATGCGAGATTGAAAAAAAGTAAAGAGCGTCAATACTGAGACTGACGCACTTAAAATCATGCTTAAAAATTCTGGTTTCCACATATCTATCTTACAACCTCGATTCTAAGGTTCTTGCATTTCTTGCTCTTGGTTAGCTAAGTCAACATAATACTGTGTACGTTCCTTAAATTGAGCAGGGACTTCATCAAGTGTAAGCCACCCCATCGAAATTTGACCTGCGTAAAATCTACCAAAAGTATCAATTGCTTTCTCAGACCATTTAATTTTCATTTGATTGTCCTCCATCTTCTTCGACGTCCTCAGTTGGCATTTCTAATAAAGACAATGTTTCCATTAACTGTGTAATGCTTTCAGTCGCATTTTTAACCAACTTAACATTTTTAGCTGTTTCTTCTTTAGCTTCTTCAACTGCTTGAGTAACAGTTTTAACCAAAGTATTTAAACTAGAAATAGTCGTTTCGACTTCAGTCAGTTTTTTATTAGCTTGTTCGACTGTCGCAGACATCTCATCAACTTTTTGTACTGCCTCTGGCATAGCTTTATCAGCATATTCAGTTTTGAAATAAGCATCACGAGCTAATTCAATAAGTTCATCGTTAGTTTTACCTGTGTGATCACCTGCAATGCGTTCAGTAAATGTGCCGTAACTACCTGACAAAGTAGCTAGTGTGATTTCAGTGTGTGTGATTTTACCATCAGTATAAATTGGGTATTTTCCGACAACGTTCCATGCTCTCATTATTCATCACCTCCTTTCAATTCGTTATTTTTAGGCATCAACGTAGCTAACTTATCTTCAAGTTCGCTGTTATGTTGATTAGCCACAGTCAATTCAGCGCGTAATTGTACTGCTTCATATTGTGCAGTGGCTAGTTTTTGTAGTAATTCATTAATAATTAATTGATTTTTATCCATATTAAACTCCTGAAATTTCTTTTAAAGCATCTCGTATTGCATTCATAGCACCTGATGTTGTTCCACCGTTGAGATAATGTTGAAAACAGTTTCTTAAAGTCCTTATACATCCTCGCACCCAATAACCAGAGCCATCCCCGTTATCTAAACGAACATCACCAGTGATGATGTCTGATTGACGATAATTAATACCGTACGGTTTCAAGACGACATTTCCTGCATAACTTGAAAAAGGGCTGAACGTTTCCATCTTCCAACCTTGTGCACTTGTTTTTGTTTGAGCGTCGTAGTTGTAACTGTGGGTGAAATAAATATTATCTCCAATCACACGTAAAGTATCAGCTTGACTGTGAGCGTTAGAATCAACGCCGTTGATTGTTTCAGCCACAATACCAGTAAACCCACCTTGGTCCCACTTTCCGTCATCTAGTGAAGTTTCACGACGGTCACCGCCTAAAATAACTCGCGATAAGATTCGGCTAGTTCCACTAACTGTGATACTAGTATTTGAAAATTTAAGTCCCATTGTACTAGCGTTTGCTTGAACACGAAAAATACCAGTGTTGTTGTTATTGTAAAAAAGCTTACCAGTATCAAGTTCAAAATTAGTTGCGTTAGATAGTGATTGTAATTTACCACCTTTGATAACGTTCGCTGTAATACCACTTGATACAATTTTGCTTGAATTAATAGAATTAGCAGCTATTTTATCTGTGGTAATCGCACCTGCAGCTATATTCGCTGCACTAATTGTTCCTGTTTTGATTTGTGCGCTGGTAATCGTGCCACTTGCAATTTGACTAGCTGTAATGCTACCAGCTTTGATTTTGGCAGCGTCTAACGTACCAGCTGTAATGCGGTCGCCATTAATACTATTGGCTATCATTTTGTCGGTAGTTACTGCTCCTGCTTTAATGGCATTTGCTGTAACAGCATTTGTGGCTATCACGTCAGCAGTAATGATTTTACCGTTTAGATGTGCCGTGTTGATTGACTTGCTGGCTATCTTATTACTTGTGATAGCACCGTCAACAATCATGCTGCCTTTGACGTTTATTTTGTCAGAGAACAGATTGATAGCATTCTGATTAACAGCAAAATAAGAACCGATAGCGTTAGCAACATCAGTTGTTGACTTGCCAGCCTTCATGACGATTCCGTCTGTATTAATAGTCAAACTAGCACTCTTAACTGTTGATTTATCCAACGAAGATACGCTGGCTTTGATTGAGTCTGTTGTCTGCTTGATTTCAGACTGTGCATTCTTCAAATCTTGACTACTTGCCAGTTCAGCCAATGACGGACTCCAGCCATTGTTTGATTTGCCTTTCTTAACTGAAACATCACCGAAAAACAAGTCAGATTGAGTACCTGCAGTTTTTGAACCGTTGTTATCGAAACGAATATAACCTTCATCATAGTTGCCAGTATTGAAAGTTACTGAAATATCTTCTGCTTTTGAAGTTGATAACTTGCGACCGCTAACTAAGATTTGTGCTGAGTCAAAATCCTTTGTACTTCCACTAACACGTTTCAAAAACCAGACATCCATGTTAGTGATAGCGCTATTGTTAAAACCTTTAAAATACAAAGTATAATCAGTATTCCGCTCAACTTTAAAGCGGTTCATGCCTACAAGTTTCTCGGTTGTAGTTGTATTTTTAATAATATACATTTTGAAAGCGCTATTGTAATAAAATGGGTGTGTTGCGTATTCTACATTATTATATGGGCTGTGGCCATCGGCTGGTCTGCCATACTCAACAAGATTCATTTCGCCGCTTGGTATCTTACCTTCGACACTCGTAATCTTACTGCTCAACTCGTTAGCTTTAGCTATGATATTGTTTTCAGCAGTTGTTACACGACCGCTTAACGTATTGAAGTCAGTCTGTGAAACTTTGGCACTCAGACCAGTAGTTAGTGAGTTAATCGAGTTAGTGTGTGATGTAATCGTACTGCCTTGCGACGTTACTTGCGTGCTAAGCTGTTTAAGACCGTTGGCTGTTTGAGTTAGTGTTGTATTTAGTTTGGTGATGTCAGATTGTGTGTCTTCAACTGCTGGCGTATAGCTTAAAGGAATCTTTCCTTCATTTAACATCATGTCATAGATATAAATTTCATCACCAGTCTTCAGGTACCAGAAATATGGTTTAAAATAGCTATTTGATGTAGCTTTAAATGTACACCAAACCTTTGTCCACGTATTTGCTTTTATAGTATTTGTACTGTAAACGGGCGTCGTGTGTTGGTGTGCAATATCGTTGCCAACTTGATCGCCATTGCCATTACAAACTTGGATATGACCTAAACTCTCAAAACTGTAACTCTTATCTTTGTTAGTTAAAACCCAGAAACTAAACGTGTAAGATCTGTCTTTGATTAAATTGTAGTATTGAGCGTTACCGTTGAAAACCACCCCAGAATTGTTGGTAGCTGACACTACGATTTTATATGTCTGATGTCCATCCTTTGTGACAATGCTAATTGTTGAGTTAGACGTTCCAAAAAGTTTTAAGTTATCAGCATTTACCGCAGTGTTTCGCAATAAGTTAGATGACCCTATTTCCGTCGGTATCTTACCCTCAACCGCAGACACCGCACTACTAATCTGTCCAGGCACTGCTTCAATCTTCGTTTGTAGACTGCTGACGTTGCCATTTGTAGTCTTTAAACTACTTTGCAAGTTAGCTACCGCTTTATCATTGCTAGCTTGGTAGTTAGCCAGGTTGGTTTTAGTCGTGTTCGCAGTCGTAGTCGTTGCTGTTAAGTCATTACGAATGCCAGTCACATCACTAGTATATGTTGACTTAGCAACGTAGTCCTTAGCAATCGCTGTACGTTCAGCAGTCAATTGCCGTGCTGTTTCAGTCTTAGCGCTCTCAAAGTATTGATTAGCTCGTGTTGATTCACCGCTCTTGTACGTTTCAAGTGATTCAATGCGTGTCTTAAACCCTTGCGCTGTTTGGTCTGCGACAGTCTTGTTCTGCTGCACTGTTCCGTCCAGATTTTGGACGGTCGTTTGCAAACTTGCATAGTTTTGGTCTGCGTTCTGCTTGTATTCGGCCACTTTTGATTCAATGTCGGCTTCGTTTGGGCTATAATCTGTTGCGATGTTGCCTTTTTCGAGCTTGATGTTTTTAAACATAACTGTGTTTCCGTTGGCGGTCGGCATACCTAAAAGGTAAACGACTTGTGACAAGTCATCTGACAATGTTGCTTTTGATGTTAAAACACAAGAGACTTTATTCCACTGATTAGCTGTGGCTTTATTCATTGTTGTGCTATTTGTGAGTGGGGCGCCGCTATCGCCACGCCTCAATGACGCTGTGAAAGTCACGTCAACGCTTGGTTTGACATCAAATGAAAGCGTGTATTTCGTGTCTGGTTCGATAAGATTTCTTAGTAACCCCTGATATCGAATGTAATCCCACGAAGATGGACTATCTTTTGTACGTGTCAATTTAACTGCATTGACTCCGTCAACGTCATAATTTTCGGCAGTCGTTCCGCCGCTCGAAATAGCCCATGACCAATTCGTTTTCCCTTGGTTGGTTTTGGTTAGCAAATTTCTTCCGCCTATTTTTAGGCTACTAAATCTAGCACCCAACCCATTCAAGCCAGTTTCTAGAGCAGCTGTTTTCTGACTAGCACTGTTAGCTGTTGTCTGTACTTGTGATAATGTTGTTTTAGTTCCTGACAAATCATCTTCAACAGTTTTAGTACGAGTTGTAACAGCAGTTAAATCTTTCTGCACACTTGACATCGTGGTCTTAAGACCACTAACGCTGTCCTCTACCGTTTTAGTTCGACTGGTTAGACTAGCAATCGTCTTACCATCGTTTGAAACAGTTTGTGTTAACTCACTAAGATTAGTTTTAGTTCCTGTCAAGCCATCTTCAACAGTCTTAGTTCGCTTAGTCAGATTCGTTAAATCAGTTTGAGCTGTTGATACACTTGTTTGTAGTTCACTAATTGACGTCTTAGCACTAGTTAAACTAGTTTCAACCGTCTTAGTACGGTTCGACACACTTGTGATGTCTTTGCCATTTTGAGTAACTGTTTTACTTAATTCGCTGACTGTCGTCTTAGTGCCGTTAGCAGTAGTCTCAACGTTTTCTACTCGTGTAGTTAACGTCTCTTGCGCTTTTGCTTGTGCTGTTAACTGACTAGCTTGTGTCTGTAACTCTTTAGCTTGATTAGCTAATGTCATGCCTTGTGTCTGCAACGCTTTAGCTGTGTTAGACAAACTTGTATTGAGATTTGATACATCACTCTGCAAATTCGTAGCTTTCGTATCAACTGCGCTAACTGCGTTTTGCAAGTCTGTTTTGGCTTTAGACAAATCGTTAGCTACAGTAGTGAGTTGTTGTTTAGCTTCACTCGCTGACGTCTTAGCGGCATTTGCAGTTGACGTTGTGGTAGTCAAATCAGTTTTGACTTTGGCTAAGTCAGATTTTAAACTGTTGGCAGCTGTATTCGCTTGTTCTGCGACTTCTGCTGTTGCCTGGTTGATTTCATCAGCGTAGGCTTTAGCATTTGATTCTGCCTGTGTTTTAGCTGTGTCAATCTGTGTTTTAATTTCAGCTTTTGAAGTAGCAAGTTTTTCTGTAATAGTCGCTTCGAATTCTTCACGATTTGGAACGTCTTTTAGTTCATCAGCAATCTGTTCTTTGAATGCTTCAACATCATTAACAATAGGTAGCTCTTCCCAATCTGCTCCAGTCCAGTAATACATTTTCGTTGTGTCGCCGACAGTCAAATAAAGTGAGTCACCTTTATGTAATGTACCTTTTGGCTCATCTTTTGGAAATTCATTACCAAAATAAACAGTACTTTTACCATCTGCAGAAACTAGCGCTTTATTAGCCATTTCTACAGCTTTACCGACTGAATCTGACGCATTTTGAGCTTGTTCTTTAGCTAAGTTGTAACTTGCTGATAATTTCTTGACTACACCAATGTCATTACAAGTCACTTCATGTTTAACCAACTGACCAGATACATCATATTCACTAGTAAATGAAACAATCCTAATTTTTTCTTGAAAATCTAATGTTTCATTGATAGCCATGATGTAATCACCTGCTCTAGGTTGAGTATAATCATAACCAGCACGAGTTAAATCTTCCATGTCAAGAGTAATCGAGATGCTGTAAGAATTATCAACGTTAGCTTTTAATGCAGCAATCATGTTGTCTGCTTGTGTATAACGTTCATCAACTAAAGGTTCAGCTTCAAGTTTTCCGTATACGCTAGCCAATGGACTAGTGTATTCAGTAACTAAACGCCCCTTTGAGTGGTCATTCTCATCAATCCACGCACCAAAACCTTTTTGATAAGTAACAAAATCACCAATGTTTTTTTCAATACCAAGTTCATTCATGTTGAAGTTCTTGCGAACTACCGTTGATAGGTCTGTTCCAGTTTTTTCTAAGATACGGACCACTTTGCCATTAACCTGGAATTCAACGCCAGATGAAGTGATGACATCGTTAAAAAGTTTTAGACGGCTCTTATAACCAAATGATTGTTTTTCAAAAGCATAGACCTTCAATAGAGGGTCAATTGTATACGTGTAATCACTGCCAGTGAATATGAAATCAAGGTAAGTCAAGAACGTATGCGAACCATCATTTAATTGTTCATGCACTGATGACTTATCAAAGTCCCAAAAAAATTGATGAACAGCGTCAAAAGTAACATGCGTACCTTTACCATCATCAATTGGCTTTGCGTAAGTTACTACATAAAACTCATCATCAAAACGTAAACGCCAACCACGTTCGATATTTGTTAGGACATAATCGCCTGATTCAATTTCACCAGTCAGTGAGCGTTCACCATTAACAGCATTTGTAACTTTAATAGTGGCAAGTGCACCATGCTCAACATCTCTTTCATCTAAAAATGTAATCAAACTATCACCTCCTATTTATATAGTTCTTTAAAGTTTAAAATTTTTATTGTGCCCTTAAAGTCAGTTTTGTAACTAACCTTTTTTGTTGGACTAGGTTTAATAACAAAGTACGCATAATTAGTACGTGCATTAACATTTTCTAAGTTCTTTGTTGTTTCAATGCCAGAAATTTTAAAAATATCACCTGCAGAAATATTGCCTGATTGTGAGTAAGTAAAACGATTATCTCCAATTTCAAGATAAAAGTTTGATTGATTACCTATTGCTGTTAATTCAACGACAAACGGAACTTCCAACTGCGATAACTTAGCAGTTCCAGCATAAGCAATCTGATTGTTAGCTAGTGTTACTGTTTTCGGCGTTGTTTCACCATATGGCAATTCAGCAGTAATAAAACTAATTGAAAAATCATATTTTAGTCCTTGACCATAATTACCAACAAAAGCGAAATCAGCTTCGCCTTCTGCAGTGACTTTCCAACGATAATGCCAAGCTGTGTGCGGTTGATTTACAAAATCTAAATCCCCAGCTGTTTGACCAGGGATTTGATAATTGTAAAAATCAGAATTGGTTGGGTACATTTTAGTGATATAAAAAGGCTCGTCATCTAGTAACAAGCCAAATACATCATCTTTTAGACTTAAGAACTCTTGGACATTCGTAACAGCTACACGTCCAGTCACTTTAATGACTTTAGCATTAAATGTTGCACCACCAAATACTGTACCGTTACGACCAGTGACAGAACGCTTATCAAGAGAGACTCCAGGTGCGCTGTCGTCAATATTAATATTATAAAAGCCGTAGTCAGACAGCTTGACTGATGCCGTTCCTTTCGTAATTAATAAATCCATGTTTCACCTTCCTAATAATTAAAATAATCATTTTTAGCATCTTCTCTCGCTTCACGTTCTTTCACAGTTGTATAAATCTTGTCGCCAATCAATTCATTATGGACATCAAAGACAGGTTGTGACAATTCACTGTTTTTCACTTCGTCTGACAAGCTATCAAGTGAAGATGATAGACCAGATGTGCTAACGCTACCAGCAATTGCCATAGTGCCGTTGACACCCCAGCTTTGGTCTGTAACAGCTAACGCATACTCTTTGCTGATGTCGTTGATTCTACCTATCCAGTCAGACATGCCAATAGCGAAGCCTTCGCCAGTATAGCCACCGAGTGATTTCATCACACGAGATGGTGAGTGAATATCTAATGCTCTACGAATTGTTGCTGTTACTCGTGCTGCGATTCCAGCTGCAACAGCATAGATATAGCCTGCTGAGCCTGCAAGACCACTTGCAAAACCAGCACCAGCATAATAACCAGCCGATTGCATACCACCAGCCGTGCTATACATGATTGATACCATGTGACTACCTGCGCTACTTGCTACTGCAACAGCACCATTCATACCATTTTGAACAGCTGAACGGACACCATTCATACCAGATTGTGCAGCACTTTTCGCTTTATTAAACGAATTAGTAAATGTAGAATTCATCTTATTTCCGGAAGATTGAACACTGCTAGTCACTTTGTTCATACCACTTTTAACTGCATTTGCAATGCCATTCATTGATGATGTTGCAGATGACTTAGCCTTATTGAAGTTGTTAGTGATGTTTGACGCCATTTGTGATGATGCTGAGTTAGCAGATGAAGCGGCTGAATTAAGCTCAGATGTGATATTGCTTGATAATCCACTAGCTGAACCACTTGCGTTAGCTTGCATTGATGCCATGTTTGCACTAACACCGCTATTCATAACAGCTGCTGAATTGTTTGCATTTGCTTGTGCATTTTGCATATTACTTGATACACCAGCTGATAAATTCAATGCTTGATTGACAGCACCAAGGTTCATGCTTGATGCTGCTGTATTAACACCGTTTGCCATAGCTTGCGCTTGAGTTGTTGCATTAGTACTTGCTGTAGTCATTCCAGTAGCAACGCCATTTGCCATATTATTAACATCATTGATTGTCTGGAAGCTCATTTCACCACTCATGCGGTTAACTTCACTCTTCATATTTTGAGCATTAGTTGTTGCATTCGTACTTGCTTGTGCTGTACCAGCATTAATACCGTTTGCCATAGCAATTGAATCATTAAGTGCTTGAACACTCATGATACCAGTCTGCGCATTGACGTTTGACGCCATTTGAGTTGCGTTGCTAGTCGCATTCAAATTGGCAAGACCAGTATTCTGACTAATACTATTTAGCGTTGCCATTGTATCTGCACTAGTTTGTGCACTCATTTGGCCTGTTCCTGCAGCAATTGCATTAGTCATTTGAGTGACATCGCTGCTAACTTTCGCAGTAGTTTCAGAACTTTTACCAGTGATTGTGTCCCACAACGAACCAAAGCCGTTTTTAATACCGTCCCAAACACCTTTCAAAGCGTTAGGGATAGCTTCAAGCATTGCTTGACCAAGCCCCATGATTAATTGAGCACCTGCTGCAAGAATCTGTGGAATATTTTGGATAATTGTTACTGCTAATTGACCAACAAGTTGAATGCCTGCAGCAATAATTTGCGGTAAGTTTTGTGTAATCCCTTGAATTAACGATTGAATGATTTGAACCGCAGACTGTACAATTTGTGGTAAGTTCTGAAGAATACCTTGAACCAACATTACAATGATTTGAATACCACCTTGTAAAATTTGTGGTAAATAACTAGCTAAGCCTGTGATGAATCCAGTAATAACCTGCGTAGCGATTGAAATGATTGTTGGCAAATTCTGGATAATTCCCTGAACTAAGTTAGTGATAATCTCAATACCTTTAGAAATGATGTTTGGCATGTTAGCAGATAAACTTTGACCAAAATTATCAACAATCTGTTGCGCATATTGTAAAAGCAAAGGTAAATTTTGAACCAAACCATTGACGACATTTGCAATAAAGTCCATACCTACAGACAATAGTTGTGGTAATGCACTAGCAATCGAACTAACAAATGTACCAATCACTTGAATAGCAGACGCAATCAAGCTACCAGCATTAGCTCCCACGCCTTGAACAAGACTAGAGATTAATTGAACACCTGCTTGCACCAAAACTGGGAACATCACAGTAAATGCATTAGCAAATTTAGCAATTAATTCTGTACCTGATGCAATCAAAAGTGGAATTTCACCTGTAATACCATTGACCAGATTCATGATGATTTGTGGTCCCTTGGTTGTAACTGTAGCTAATAATTGGTCAATCTGTGCGCCAAATTGTGTGTTAATCAGACCAAGACCAGCAATAACCAAACCAAGAATTGCTGCAGGGCCAATTGAAGCAAGTGCTAATTTAGCAATACTTCCCATTGTCGAAGTCATTCCACCTAACACAGATAGACCAGTACTTGCTGCATTTGCAAATACACCTGATAAGCCATTCATTTTACCAGCTAAAACACCAATTAATCCACCTGCGTTGGTGAAAGCATTGCTTATGATAGAACTAAATGAATTCACTTTTTTTCCGATGATCCCTAATCCAGTACCAAGTAGTCCTAAATCTGTCAAAGCAGGACCAAAAGCAAACGAACCAACTAAACCTGCGATTGCTGGCATTGCGTTAGATGCTGCAGCTTTAAGTCTTTCAATTGGTTCAATTTTAGTTTCTAGTTTCTTAGCATCGGCATCAGCTCCAGAAAACAGTTCATCAATTTTCTTCTTAGTCTCATCAGCACCAAAAGCGATTTGGTAAAGAGCAAGTGACACATCTTGAACTTTCTTAACGAACTGATCAACTACTTTACTCTTACTAAAGCTATCAATCATTCTATCAAGAATCTTAACCACACCTTGCAAACCAGGAAGCATTGCACTACCGATTTGAATTTGTAAAGTCTCAAATGAACCACTTAAATATTCAACAGCACCTTTTAGGTTGTTAAGTTTTTGAATAGCGACATCCGCTGCAGTTACTTTACTAATTGCAGCTTGCATGGCGTCTGCACCAGCAGCACCCTCTTTCATAGCAATGTTAGCAGCACGAATGGCGTCAGTACCAAACATTGTCTTAAGAGCGTTCTGTTGTTGCTCAGCAGTCAAACCTTTCAAGCTATCTTGTAATATTTGTGAGATTTCACTAAATGACTTAAGCTTACCTTCTGCTGTATAGAATTGATTGGCTCCATCAGCAGTAATAATGCCCAATTGTTGCATTTGAGCTGCCGCTTTATCGGTTTGTGGCGACAAATTCAAAAGCATTGTTTTAAGAGATGTACCTGCATCAGAGCCTTTAAGACCGTTTTGAGCAAATACGGCAAGAGCGTTAGTTGTGTCATTAAATGACATGCCAACACCAGAGGCAACCGCTGCAACAGCAGAAAGTCCGTATTTCAATTCGTGGACATCTGTTGCTGAAGCATTCGCTGCACCCGCTAACTGGTTAGCTGCATCGGTAACACTTAAATTATCAGATTTAAAGGCGTTAAGCGCTGTTGAAGCCACTTCCGCTGCTTCCGTCAAACTAAGTTCACCAGCAGTGGCTAAGTTAAGAGCACCAGTCAAACCACCATTTAAAATAGAGGCTGTATCAACCCCTGCTTTACTCAACTCAGCGATAGCGTCTGCTGCTTCACTGGCTGAAAATGCAGTATCCGCACCAGCTTTTTGAGCAGCAGCATTGAATTGCTTCATTGTTTCAGAACTAGCACCAGTAAGAGCCTTGATGTTGCTCATTTTTTCTTCGAACTCTGCTGCTTTTGAAACTGAACCAACAACCGCGGCCTTAAAACCTTGGAAAACTGCAAATGCCGCACCAAGAGCTGTAACTGTCAAAGTAGTTTTAGTAATACTATTTCCCAGCTCTCCCATTTTTGAACTAATACCATTTAGTGCAGTAGTGGCCTTACTAGACAAATTTGAAAAGCCAGAACCAAGCGAACTAGCCATTTTAGTCGCAACACTTGCAGCTTTACTACTTAAGCTAGTAAGACTACTTCCTACTTTCCCAACAAAAGAATTACTTATTGTATTTGAAGCACTGCTTACTTTTGAACTAATCGTGCTAAATGCTGAGCTAACCTTGCTAGACGCCGATGTAGCAAAGCTAGAAACTGAGCTAGTTGCTTTTGTAAAAGCGTTTTGAATAGGCTGAGGGATTTTATTTGCTATTGAGTTGACACCACTCTGTATAGCTGTTAAAGCGGTATTAAACCCATTTTTTATGGGCTGAGGAATCTTTTCGCCAATTGATGAAGCTATACGCTGAATTTCGCCAATAGACAGATTTAAACCTGTGCTAAATGCTGTTCCTAAGCGTTTACCAAGTGATTCGCCATTGTTTGCCAACTGTGCCATAATTTGACCAACACGTTGAACTAAACGATTAGAATTATTCACAGCTGCATCCTGTGCTTTCTCAAAAGCACGCTGTGTTGCGGTTGTAATCTTATTCATTGCCGCTTGATAATCAGCAATATCAGCACCGACATAGGCATAAATTGAGCCATCAAATTCTGCCATATAACTCCCCCTTTCTGTGTTATCTGTTCATGAAATGGTCATTGACTTTTTGCAGACGTTCAGCAAGACTACTATTAGTCGTTTGCTTATTGTTATTTGCATGAAAGGCTTGTTTAACTTTATTTCTGTCTTTTTTCTTGCTAAGTTTATTTGCACTAGCACGTTTAGCATTCATAGTGTAGCGCATTTCCATAGCAAGCTCTGACAGATTTTCGCGGAAATCAATCTGTCTGTAATGAAGCCCCTCTAAAATTGCGTCAAGTTCCCATTTGTTGCAAGAGTAGATTGTTTCTAAGTCTGTTAAACCAAGACGTGCACACTCAGTTAAGATAGTGCACTTTTCATCTTGCCAATAAGTTTTTCGGTAATTTCGACTTGAAGCGCTTCGCTGTCCTCTTGCGCTTTCATGTATTCTACTGCTGTTTCCAAGTTTTCGATATATTTCAAAATCTTGTTCTTGAAAAAACCAGAGTCAACCATTTCTTGTTGAATTTCTTCAAATAGACTTTCTGTGTCTTCGGCATCATTATCCACTAGCCAATTTTCAATCGCTGTGATAGCGTCATCTTCTGAAATAGCTTTACTAAACGCTTTGTTAGCTGACAAAAGAATTAAATCAACAAGTCCCTCATCATTACGATTTAGAATGTTGTTAAACAATGTACCGACACCGTCGTTGTTACTTGCACCAGTGTCTTTATTTTTAGTGGCAAGTTGTTTGTCAACCTTAAACATTGTGCGGTAATCAAACTTAATTTCAATGATTTTATTTTTAACTTTAAATTCCATAAAGTGAGTTGTCTCCTAACTAAAAAATAAAGGCTGGATTTAATATCCAACCTTTGACGTGTTATTCGCTTGTTTTGATGTTATCGTAATCGCCAGTTGTTTCACCTGGGTTTTGATAGTTATAAACCTCATCAAGCAAAGCAATTTCTTCGGCAGTCAATGGAAATTTACCATTTTTTAGCTTACCGACAATACTTGCTGTGTAGCTAGTTTCGATAATATCTTCAATACCTTCATTATATTCAATATCACCAATCTTAGCATAGCCAAATTTGGCAGGATAAAAATCTTTTTTAGGTTCACCATCTTGTGTTTTCAATGTTTCATCAACAAGCACACGCCAAATTTTGACTGATTCACCAGTGTCATTCGCTTGTTCAAGTACATCAACTAATGGGTCCTTCGGTGCAAATTTAGTCGTCAACTCAATTTCGTGGCTAGTACTTGTTTTATCAAGTAAAAGCCCTTGTTGTGTTTGTTCGTCTGAATATTCAGCACCAAGTGTCAAACTGCCGTCTGTACGATAAGCTGGTAAGATAGCATTGCTGCCAAGTGCAGCATGAATAGACTGAATGAAATAAAAGACTTTTTTACCTGCTAACGGCTTAGCAGTTGTTACTGTAATTTGTCCTGTCATGTAGTACTTCTCCTTTAATTAATTAATAAATAGTATCAGATACAGTAATAGAGACGTGGTATACTTCACGTCCTATGCTATCATCTGGAATGATATTAGCTGTTACATTTCGACGTCCTAGCGCCCTTAAAGCTTTTGCTTTAACTTCTTCTGCATCAGTTCTACTTGAACCGTCTAGGAAGATGTCAATATTTACTGTGATGTCCTCAATAATAGCCCCAGTTTGTGCTGTTTGAGATGTGTCAGATGAATTAGACCCAATCACAATAAACGGCTCTAGAACGTCTGAATTGGGCAATTTAAAATAGATTGGAATAGCTAACACTTCCAATCTATCGTGTAGTTCTTTTAAAAATAAAGTTGATGGTGAATAAGTCGTCATATATCACCTATCTTTCGTATAATTTGCGTAAATTGCTGATTAATTTTGGTCGTTCAGCATCAAGTGCTGGTTTCAAGTACGGTTGTGCACGCATTTTTCGGGTTCCTTTTTCCACATATATTGCATAATGTTGCGGTGCAGTAACTTTATAAGTTAGATTGCCTGCTTTTGCTGAAAAAATTGAATTTTTCAGTGCACCAGTATCAACTGGCGCTTTTACCTTAGCCATGCGTTCAATACGCTTACTAGATAATTCTAACTGTCTATCAGTCGCAATACGAGCTTGTTTGCTTTTAATAGCAAGCTGCCTAACCAGGCGATCTACACCTTTGACCTTAAAATATACGCTCATAAATAAATCACCGTGTGATTATTGTGATGAATCTTGCCAGCAATCATTAACGTCTTACCGTGATATTTTACTGTTTCAAATCCATCATAATGACCTTTTAAATATAACTTAAAGTTATCAAGACTGTACTTACCAAAAACTGTCATTTGTTCTTCAATGGTTAGTCCACCACGAAAACATGGTATCGGTTGGCTTTCTTTTTTGATAACCTTATCACCTAAAAAATCAGCTTCGGTCGTTTCGGTGATTAGAATAACTCTGTCAGCATATCTCATAAGATAAACACCCGTCCTGATCGTGACTGCCCAGACTGTCCAAAAGCTTTTTGCAACATGTCATCATAGGGTACAAACTCGTTCTTGTTTTCATAATAGGAAACTGAATGTCCTTCCACACTTTCTGACTGTGCCCCTTCTGAACCACGTCTATTAAATCGCTTGATAACACAATCCTCAAAGATAAAAGAATAGGCGTCGTCAATGTCAGACACGCCATATTCTGCTTTAAAATGTTTTACCACTCGGTCTAACAGCATTTTTAACAAACCGTCCTGTAATTTATCAGTAATTTCTAAATCCAATTTAACATTTTGGATAATTTTAGTTTCATCAAGTGGTGTCAGCGTCATTGAACACCTCCTGTTTATTATTTAGTGGCTTTCTTTGTAGCTTCTTTCTTCAAGAAACCAGCTTTTGTAAGTTCAGCAACACGGGAACCGTCGTAATCGTCACCGATTACATAGACAATCTGTGTTTCTTTGTCTCGAAAACCTGCAATTACTTTAGCCATTAACTACCTCCCGATTAAACTTCTGGTGTAGTGCTAAGCATATAAGCTTCGTCAATGTTTTCAAATGATGGTAAAGCAATCATAGATACTTTAGTTTTAACATTGACTGGATCATCAAGCTTCTTAGTTGTGATTGCGATACCAGTATCAACAATAGACACTTCAACAGCGTTGTTACCACCCATCAAATCTGATTCTTCAGGCGTTGTACCAAACATTGTTTTACCAAGTGCCGCATTTGGTGCAAAAGTGACTTTATCATCTGGGAAATATTTTTTGATTTTACCATCAGCATCTTTGTAAGTACCTGATTTAACAACAATAGTCAAACCATAATTATCTTGGATATAGTCTTTCAATTCTTGGCTAGTAACTCCTGCTCCTGTTGGTGCAAGCGGTTTAATCAATGTTGTTGTAGATTTAGCGTTTTTAAGTTGCGCAAATGTCTTAGCACTCATGTAAGCTACTTCCGCCTTGTTACCAAGCTCTTCAATCGCTGTAATAGCTGTGTCAATATCCTTGAGCGGTGTAGCTGTATCTGCATCTGACCATGCTGCTTTGACTTTTCCTTTATGGTCATCAGCTACACCATAATCAAAATCAAGAGCAACACCGTTTGAGATAACAGCAATCTTACCAGTCGCAAGTACTGACATACGCATAGCTTCTAATTGAGCATGAGCACCAGAAAGTAACGTTGTTGCATCATCAAACAGACCAGCTGTAATTGTATCAATCAATGTTTGATTACAAGTTTGAGCAATAAGGTTCAATTGTTGTCGGTCAGCTTCTTTCACGAGCATAGCTTCTTTGAAGAACGGCATTTCTTTATCAACCAATTCAACAGCCATACGTTCACGAAGTGTTGCTTTTGTATCAAAAGCAGACGGTTTCAATACGACCGGACGACCAGACGCACCTTTGACGTAAGATAATTTCAGTCCAAGTTGTTTTTGAGCAGGGAACACTTTTTCACCGATTGTAGAATCAACTGCTTGTTGACTAGCATTCCAGTAACCAGACACATTCCCCGCTGTCATAACATCATAAATTAAAGGCATAAATTAAGCTCCTTTCACAAATTGGATATGTTTCAAAGCAGTTTTAGCACCTTCAGGTACTGTACCACCATTGACTTTGTCTTCTCGCAAAGTACCGCGATAGACAAGACTTGCAACTGCATCGTCTTCTGTAACATCAACATCATAAAGCAAAACGCCGTCTGGTGTTTCTGCATTAGCTTTTACTTTTTTAGTACGGTTATCAAAGATTGAAGCACCATCACCAGCTACTAACGTACCAGCTTTTAAAATTGTACGTGCATTTTCTGTAACTGTTCCTGTTGTTGACTTGTCAACAGTAACTGAAATCGCTTCGTAAGGTAAATTATGAAGAATTTCAGCATTTCCAAATAATTTCTTAGTTGGCATATAAGCTCTCCTTTAAAATAGTTTCTCACCAGTTTTAATTGAATTTTTGGCAAGACTTGCACCATAATTCGTTTGTGAAGCACCATTACCACCTACATTAGGTGCTGGCTGACGTAATGATACTTTGACTTTAGCGTTAACAGCGTCGTTAAAGGCTTTTTCAAATTTGCTGACTTGTTCAAGTGCTTGTTCGGCATCACCAACGGCTAATAATTCGGCAAAATCAGCTGGTAACCCTTTTGAAACAAGGTCCTTTTCAACTTGAACGACTAATTTTTCATGTTCAAATTGTGCTTTTTCTTGTTCAAAAGCTGACTTACTATCTTCGAATTCACGTTTAGCACGCTCAGCAGCCGATAAATTAGCATAATCTTTTTCTTTTTCAAGAGCTTCAGCAATACGTTGTTTAATACGCTCTTGCTCACCTTTTTTGTAATTTTCTAAAGCTTTTTGCACAGCTTTATTCGTAAGACTATCTAATTCTGACTGTGATTGCGGACCTTTGAACTCTTGACCGTTATCATTACCGTTATTATTGCTTTCGTTGCCCTCTGTGCCTGCACCGCCGTTGTCGTCAGCACCAGCTTCGCTATCATCAGCAAAAAGTTGTAAGTTACGCATGTTAAGTGCTAAAAGTTCTTTTTTCATTTTTGTTCCTCCCATGCTAGTCCTATCTTGCTAGATACTTCCAAACGTTCTTAAAGCCACGAAAACGGACGTCTCACGTTTTCTAGTCTTGCCCGAATGTAATTTCCATACCTAACGCAATAAGCCACGCTAGTAAGTTATTATTTGGCTTATTTAATGACTAGCCACGTCAACAGAAGATGTAGGATTCGAACCCACGCACGCTTTTACACGCCTAGCAAGGTAGCAACCTGCCCTCTTAACCACTTGAGTAATCTTCCACAAAAAGAACCATTCGGAAATTCCGAACAGTTCAGCCAAGTTATTTTTTCAATTCCTTAATAAAACTTTTTACTGCAATAGCAATGAAGTCACAAATAATCACTAAAACTAACAAACCTAGTGCGTTTAAAATTAACTGCCAAATAAACATATCTTCTCCTTTTTGGGTACAAAAAAAGCGCCTAGATTATAACTCTAAGCGCAAATAGTAATAAGATAGGCGGGACTGTCGAGGCTCCCGCATTTCTGACCCGCTAGCTAAGCGGCGTGTTGGTGACAGATTCTCAACCTCTATCTTTTCTCACCTATATTATACTATTCTTTGCCTTTTTCGTAAAGTATTACATTGTTTTTTCTATTCTTCTTCTCTTGCCTAATACCTACTTTATTGAAATGAATCATCATCATTTCATCACGAGGAATAATAACTGCTTCCATAACTAAACGGTCTTTGTTAGGTATTTTAGCATAAAGAAGAAGTGAGCCTTCCACCCTTGAAGAATTATCAAGAGCTAAATAAGGTTTTTTAATTACATCTTCAATCAATTTAAATTCATCTAAAGTATACTGTTGACCATGAGAACGCAAAGATGAAGATAAACTATTGCCGTCTATATAAACATTATTAAATGCCGCATATCGACTAATTTTAGACGATAAAACGCCTATATCATACCTATCTTGCAACTTATTTCTTATTTGTTCTCTATCTACCACGCCATGAGAAACTTCATCCCAAATCTTTGATACATCTTCAAATAAGCTATCTACATTTGCTTTTCCAATATTTCTTAACGATTGTTCGTCTAACTCATCTTCATCAGGAATAACAGCAGACCGACAATTATAATGAAATGGTGGTGCAGTTACACCAGTTTCAAACTCATCAATTCTGTAACGCTTATCTTCACTGTGGATTCTCTTACAAATCTGTGATGTCCTATTATCCATCTGTACAGATATGCGATAGAATTCCAAACCAGACTCTTCATAGCGTTTGATAGCTGAACGATTGACAATAGCTGTTCCATCTGTCCTAATAAGTGTTTGAGCTCGTGAACGTGCTACATTGTACTTTTTGGCAAGCTCACCAGCCATACTACGAACATCATCACCACGAATAAAACCACGTTTTAGAACATCTCTCAAATCCCTGGCTAAATCATCTGTATTGCCCCATAGTTGCTGCGAATAGTTCCGACCATTAAAAGGTGTATTGATAAGTTCTTTCAGCGCTGGTTCATTTAAAGCCCCACTATTACCACCCATAGCTTTCTTATAAGCGTACTTAGCAGTTGACTTCAAATAGTTTTCAAACGACCTCTCAATAATGCCTTGCATAACACCAATTTTATAAGTCATTTCAAGGTTTAATGCGTCGAATCGTGTTACTTTTGAACCAGCATATTGTTCATTAAGTCGTTTTAGCAAATCTGGGTTATTTTTAGCCTGCTCACGATACTTCTTAGCGTTCGCTTGATAATCTGATAGGTCAACTCCTCTAAGGCGCTGTAAGGCGTCAGAATAGCTCATTTTATTATCATCTGCATATTTAGTCACAAATGCAAACAAATCACGTTGGAGCTCTGCAGATTGCTCAACATAAACCTTTTGCAATTCAGCAAACATATCAATGTCTGTACCGTCAACATAGTGCATAATGTCATCACTACGCTTTGACCAGTAATCATTGTGCTTCTTGCTCATCAGCGGTCACCTCACCAATTCGTGGTTCTGGTTCTTGTGGTTCTTCGGAGTTCAAACGTTCCATTTCAATTTTAGCATCAACACCAGTCGCCGTTTGAAGCATATCAAAAACAGTTTCATCACTGACCATGCCATACAGATTCTTAGCATTTGTGACAATGTTTGCTGTGTCTGCAGGTAAGTTCGGCGTAAATGTAATGATTAATTTAGACACGTCAAAATCTGTCATTTCACGAGCAACTTTACCAATGTTAGCCACTAGACGATAACGACGTTTAAGAGACCTTTCAAACAAAGCTTGCATATCAACACGTTCCTGGTCAAGACCAAATACTTTCCATTTCATAGCTTCACCAGACTGAACACCAGCAAAATTATCGTCGGTCATATCTGGTGTGTTAGTGAACTTATGGATGTCATTAACAACACGTTTCTTGTAAGTCTCTGTACCGTTAACATCATATTGCTTGTACAAATACTTAGCATCAACTGTTCCTTCGTTGCCCTCTTGGTCAATAGGTGGCTCTAAGTTTAACAAACGAGCTTTACGCATTTTACGCATGTACTCAATCTGCTTTTGTGCTGTATCACAATCGGCTGGGAAGTTAACACGACCTATGATAGCCAAAATAGCGTCTGATAAGTCCTGCATATAGTTAGCTGTATCAGATTGAGAAGCGTCGTACAAGTCAATCAATGACAGCTCTGTCTCATAATCACCTAACCCGTTTGAATTATTCATATATTCCGTGATTGGAACTAACTTAAACGCATGTGGGGTTTTGTTGATTTCGTTAAGTGTACCGTCATATTCAAACGTCATAATGTTACTTGGCGTGTAAACTTCAACAATCTTTTTCTTATCATCAAACGGATTAGCTTGATAGTAACGTACACCAGCGACACTGTGCATCTCCAGAGTGTCGTCATAAATGACAAATGTCCTTAACGGATCTAGCTTAACTGCTCGTGTCGTATCATCTTGTGCACGATAAACCAAGTCATAAGCACGACCGGTCTTAGACAAATCAAGTACTAGTGAACGGTTTAGCTGGTGGAAATCATTTTGCTTAGCTAATTCGTCCAATTGTTCCTGATAGCTGTCATCCTCATAAGAAACCTGAATAGGATTGCCAACCAAATACCCTTGTTTGAATACAGCAATTGCACGTCCAAAATTATGAATGGCACGAGTGTCTGCCATGTCATCATCACGACGTCGACCAGCTTTGCTGATATCGTGATTATTTCCCTCAGCGTAGTCAAGCAGTTCTTGAATACGTGGTTTCTGTATTGTTTCGTGGTGATGTAGTATTTCCTTAAGTAAGCGATAGTCATCAGCAAATAACGTATCTAAATCATGAACACTGTACCTCATACGCGCTTCACGATGAAAACGTAGCTCAAGAGTCTTGTTCTTCCCTGTGCTATCTACAAAAGTTTCTCTATATGTCATAATATCCTTTCATTACAAACCAAAACCAGCCCGAAGCGTATCGAACTGGTTAGAATTATTCTGCCTTTCACCAATCATTTTGATGTACGGAACAAAGCCATACTGGCAAGCATTGATGGTGTGGTCGTTTCTATCCTCTGGCTCATCCTTGCCTTCTTTCCAGCTGTAGACATCTAATTCATGTAAATGATTTTCACAGTCATCAACGACAAAGTAGTAACCTTGTTTCATCCATCCAGCCATTAAATTTATACGGTCAATGATTTTGACTTTCTTGTTCGCATTCATGAACTCGTATAGCAGACCATATTTATTAGCGTATTTCCTCAATTCCATAATTGTTGCTTGGTCTGCGTTATCCACATAAATTCTACGTGCAAAGCCCCAATCGTCCTTACAATCATCTAGAAACTTATGCAATAGCTCGACTGTATCTGACGGCGCTATCTTATCACCACTTAAATCTTTATTGTTGTAAACTCGTTCGGCAAGTGTTACTAGCTTACCGTCTCGCGTAATACCTTGGAAAATAAAAGCGATTGTGTCGTTTGACTGTTCAGAATAAGACGTATCAACACCACACGAAAACTGCGCATAGCTAAACGATTTAGCTTGCTTACGTGTAATGACATTGCGCTGTCTCTCGAACATAGAGAAAATAAGACCTTCCGACCGACCACGAAGCCCTAAGATTTTATTTTTGTAAATCTTAGTCCCAGGGGCTACTGTATTGATAATCTGTTGTTTTTTATCCTCTGGCAGTCCTGCGTTATGGTCGAAATTAAAAAACCAGTACGTCCATTCTGGCTGCGCTGGTTGCTTCTCTAGTTCTTCTTGGATTTCCTTTGGTGTGTCTTGTTCGTATTCTGGCAAGGCACGAAAACGATTGATGTATTGGTCGTAGACTGGTAAGTTTGGGTCGTCTGGATTCATGGTACACATCCAATAGTCACAACGCATAGTTGATTCTTGAACAAAGTCTGTATCAGCCGTGTTGATTTCGTCAATGTAACCACAACCAAATTGTGAACCCAGCGCCTTTTTCCATTTGGTTTTATCCTCATACCCAAGAACGAAAACAATCTTATCGTTCTCTGGTTTGTTATCGACGTGATAAACCAAATGTGGAATTTTATAATCAAGACTACCATTCCCACGATAATCGACCAACTCTCCGAAAATATCAACTATCCCCAAATCAGAATTAATAATGTTCTTTTCCGCGTCACCAATTGATTTTGAAGCAATAAAGTGTAACTTTTTAGATGACTTAGCGACTTTTAACATGAATTTAAAAGCACCAACCGTTGTCTTTCCAGCAGCCGTGGTTCCTTCAAGCGCTTCGGCTTTAGCATTGTGTCGCAAGAACGCTTTATATTTATCAGATAGAATCATGTCGCTCATGAGCTATCATCTTCTAACTGTGCCAAGATGCCGTCGAGTTTGTTTGTTGTGACATTGGCTTCAAGTTGTACTTCTTGCTTGTCTGTCCAAACTTCACGCTTGCGATTCTTAAGCCAGTAAATCTGCGCTGTTGTATTTGGTTTACTGTATTTGCGCACCGTCACAACTTCACCTTGATTAGTCACAGTTTCTTCGTCATAGTAAAACCCTGTGGCAGTTTTAAACAAAGCATTTTCAACTTGACGGTCAACCACTTCTTTGCCGCTCTTTAGGGCGTTAGAAATGTTAACATATCGTTTTTTCCATTGGATTAGCGTTTCACGTCTAATGCCCATATTGTGTGCGATTTGTTCTTCGGTGAGACCGTCACGAGCCCATCCCTCAATCAATAAAAGACCTTCGTCTGTTATCCAGTAAGTGTACTTCGCCATGATGCCCACCCCCTTAATTCTTCCAGAGAAAAAAGGTTAAAATTAAGCACTTTTTTCAACAAAGAAGGCGATAATGTCAATAGTAATTTTGCGCATTCTCTTTTTTCTTTTTTAGAATCGCATAATAAAAAAAGGTTAGAGATATTTAAAACAACACTTATAATCATTTGATTAGCGTCATTTACATCAATAACTTCTTTGTTTTTCTTTTCGACATAATTCACAAAACGCAATTGTCTCTCAGTTAATACAACATCTATAGACATGTCTTTGACAACACCGTCACCGCCAATAGTTGAATTATATCCTTTGTGATATGAGTCGTATTTTTTAATATAATATTTTTCCAAGTCAAATAATTCTTGTTTGCTTTTTGCAGAATCTAATTTATAAACAAAAAAATTATTTTTACCATATTTGCGAATAGCTCTACCGATTGCAGTATCAGCTTTACAATGTTCTTTGAAACGTTCTGATATTGTCCTTGTAGTTATCCCAATATACTTTTTTTGATTTTTTAGATTCTCGATACAATATACTTCGCCGATGATGTACTCATCTGCAAAACGTTGTTGTTTTAAAGTTAATTTAGTGATTTTCCATCACCTCCAATCCAAAATAAAAAGCCACACAAACGTGTGACTGTTAGAGGAATAGCGGGAGCTGCACCCGCATATCTAAAGTAAAAAATTTAGTGCACTATCTATTTGTGCTATATTCCAACAGTTTGCCCAAAAGGCTGTACAGGCAAACACCGATATACTCAACCTGGATTGTATACCGTTTTTCAGCTATCCGCTCACGGGATATTTGTCACTTCCATTTATTTTTCAATGACAGCCGACGTGGCTCAGCTCATTGCAGGACTGTAAACCGTAACAAATAAGGACGAGAAAGACCCTCAATAATCCTCGTCCTTATCATAAACATTTGATGATACCATAATATAACATTTTTCGTGCGACAAATAGCACCAAAAGTCGCAAATTTAACAAAAACCATAAAAATCAGCAAAAATTTCTAAAATTCGTTGACGTCTGCGATAAATTGTACTTCGGTCATATGCCATTTTATCAGCAATTTCTTCCCATGTATTAACACTGCCGCGAGACCAACGTAGCCAAAAGATTTGGGTCATGTCTTCATCTAACGTGCTTAACGTGCTCTCAACAGCGTGTTTTTGAGCGTACAGACTATTTAGGCGCTGGTCGCTATCCCATTTAGCAACTAAGTTTTCAGTTGGTTTAGATACGATGTTTGTACGTCCACCACCTACGTTTTCATCTATATTTGGAACGTCACTAATTTCTAGCTTACGTACTGCAATCTTATGGTCAATGCTCACATAATCAAATAACAGTTCATCAAGTGCTTTTAATTGCGAATTACTTAACTTCCCCACTTTTACATCTCCTTTATGATATAATAAATGTAAGCATTAATATCATTTACCAAGGGTCTGCGAAAGCGGGCCTTTTCTGCATAATCCTTAAAAGATAGCTCCTTTCTTTTTAATGATTTTGAGCAGACACACGACTCAAATATGAATTACCATGATTGTGCCTTGTATAATCACGAACGGCTGATGATTCGCTTTAGATTGAGTTATTGTTAAAAAAGGAGTTCCTCATTTCTAAAAATTTATTTCAGCCTATTTGACAGTTAACCACCCGAAAAGCTAACTAATCGTACTAATTTTTGTGGTGATCAAAGTTGTAAGAAGGAGTGCTTTAACCACCTCCAATATGAAAAATTATTTTCGGGTTATACCCATGGTCGGAATCGAACCGACCTGATACCGTTATGGGTTACCACCGTAGCTATCAGCGTAATACACAATCACTTGATTTTCTTCCAAGAGTTTAATTTGCGCCTTAGCTTGTCTAAGCTCTGTTTTTAACTCTGTCATTTCGGACTTGCCTTCACGTTTACCAATGTCATAGCCAACAGCAATACACATAAACGCCGCAAGCATGACAATTAATCCAATCACTAAAACATCATTTTTCATCTCTCAACCTTTCTCACTTTAAAGCTGTATAAGCGTTTGGTACGATACTGCCATTTGAGATTATTCACTTTTTCAAGTGCTTCTTTGTAGGTGTCAAAGCGGTACGTCTCATCAACCATATTGTCAAAATACAACACTACTTCATACATGACTTACTCCTTTCGCTTGTTTATCTAACCATTCCCAGATAAGATGAAATTGACCATTTACTAATTCATCATTACCGTATTTTTCGCAAATTGCCACAATAGATTGATTCGCCCATTCCCAGTATTCAATCGTTCCAAAACCAAGTTCTTGTGACTTTTGATTACTAGCTTTCATCCAATTAGGAACTTCTGTTTGAAAGAAATCAATATAATCAATCTTCATGTTTAGCAACTCCTTTCAAACAGCAAAACTTTTCAGTAGACACTGTAAGCGACGTTTCTGTTTTGTTTTTTTATCGGAAACAACATCCCAGCTATCTCTTGGCTTTCTAACTGCCTTAGCAGGTGATTCAACAGTGATAATCCCTTCAGCAATGTATTTTTTCAACCTAACATAAGGAATATCAAAATATTCTGTTGCCTCTTTGTAGTAGCCAAAGAATTCTCTACCTGTTGCAACTTCAGTAAACACATTTCTGACATTGCCTGCACCATTTTCTTTCTTACCCACTACAGTAGCACTAGCACGTCCTGTGTGAATACGAGAATCAACAGCAGGTCTTGTCACACCTAAGTGAAACGCATACTCGTCACGCGTTCCTTCAAAAGTTTCACCTGTTTTAGAATCCTCAAATCTGTATATTTTAACTAACGCCACGACTCATGACCTCTTTCATTTTCTTGACGATATGTTTATCTTCTGGCAAGACTTCTCTGTGCAGCAATCGATTCGCTTTGTTTGGAGAAACGTTCAACATCTTGCCGATTACGATATAGTTTTTTAAGTGTTCTTTGTGAGTCCACTCGATAAACTCATCCAACACTTCCAACGCATTTTCTGTGTGTTGTTCATAAAAGCCCACACAATGTTTTGCTTTTAATTTGTTTCCACCTTTGCTACTCATAATTTTTCTAACCTTACATAAATTCCTACTGTGTCAGCCCAAAATTTCTCAATCACTTCACTAGCTACGCGTGAATCATTCACATAGAATTCTGTTCTTTCCATGCAATCTTTTAATAACTTCACCAGATTATCCGTGTCTGGTTTCGTATGCTTGTATTGACCGTTAGTTGTTCCTTTTATTTTTGGAAACAACCATTTAGTGGTCAATCTCAACGGACCATCCATTGGTTCTTTTGGTGCATATGGTACTAACAACTCCATAAACATTACTCGTGTTTCTTTTAGCTCCTCTGGCTCATAGAATTGTGGCTTACCATGAACAACACGGACTTTCTTTTGCTGGTGGGTGACTGTTGGAATTTTTTTCATTGGGATAAAAAATTCAATCATCCCGCACTCCTCACATAAACAACGTTACTATCCAAAGGATTAGTAAAGTAGTAATGGGTGGTAAAAGCACTCTAAAACAAAGATCAACAAAACCTTCCACTTCAGAGTCACGTCCACTGCTGACAATAAAACTAACAAGGACATCTAAACCAACGGCTTGAATAATTGTAATTTTAGGGACTCCTGCAATTGTAGCTAAAATATTGTTCCAACCATAAGCAATAACAAATCCTGATAAAACAATGGCAATTGGAAACAGTACACATATGGCAATTATTGCTTCTGGCAAAGTATATTTATTTTTTTCCATCTATTCCTCTTTCCACTCCGCTTGTTGGTCACGTATTGTTAACTTAATTTGCAACCGCGCTGGGATATCATCAACATCAAAATCAACATTAACAATGTTTACATTAGCATCCATCATTACCTGAAAAATTTCTTTAATTGTAGTTTCCGTTGTAATCATTTTTACACCTCCTAGTCTTCGATTCCAGACCACACTCCAGTTTCTGAGTTATATTCAACATAACCTGCACTTTTCAGTTGTGCAAAAGTCCATTCTAACAAATCAGGTTGTTTCGAAATCCATTGAAGCACTTCTGAATTTTCAACAGAGTATTCTTTATTAGGTAACTTATGATAAAGTGGTGGCATACATTTTCCAACTTCTAATTTCTTAGACCTTACCTTTTTACTTCTAGCCATTTTTACCTTCTTTCATTTTTTACGTTTTTCATATACGCGCCTTTGTCAAAGATGAGACAAAGGATAAAGGGGCAGAGCTTACAGCCCCTTTTCCTTTTCTCTTTGACTTTTGACGAAGGAAAAACAATCTATTACGACTTTTAAGTCTATTGCTTTTCTTTTTCCGAAAATAACATGTTTTTTTCTCGTTTTTTTCCTAGTAAGAAATATTTGAAAAAAACATTATTTTTCGTACTAGGAAATGAAAAAAACATACTCTTTCACGTTGTTTTCAACATGTTTTTTTCTTTCTTTCCTAGAATGTAGTTTTTGAAAAAAACGTTATTTTTCATTTTTTTCCACCTGAGCAACTTGGTAAATTATTCCTTTCTGAGCAATAAAGCCTTCATGTTCTTTCACATAATTCAACACAGTTCTCTCTGTGGTATCCAAATACTCTGCTAATTCTTTTTGAGTTACTGGAGTCGAACCATCAGATAATGCACTATAGGCTGTTTCTAATTTTTCTTGTCGCTCTTTGAGTTTTTCCTTCTTAGATTTTCTACTATCCTTAGCTTTCTGCCATGCAGGTTTGCTGTCTTCCAACTGAATATCAGCAAGAACACCTGTTGTGTCCACGCTGTGAACTGGATAGCTGAACCACATATTGAGCGGTGAGAACTTCGCAAACTCACGAAGTGTCCCCTCAACACGCCATGCAGTTGCAATATTGATTGAATGTTCAACTTGCTGAATTTCATGCAGATATGGTTTTCTGATCATGATGTCATCAATTGCTTTATCAAAATGTTTGCTCATCTGTGCGACACTATGCATGTCATCAAGTGTGATTTCATGTTGATAATAATCTAAGTTGCGTTCCTGAATAGCACGTTTGAACACTTCACATTTTGCCTCATCAGTACGTTGTTTGATGATAGTTTCAGTCAAATCAAGTTCCACTAAATCAATAAGTGCGTCAGGGTCACGCGCAAACACTCCTGAACCACTGGCACGGTCCATTGATTTCTTACCCCCCTGTGCACCTTTACTATGGTGGTGACAGTAGATGACTGAGCAACCTAATTCAGTAGCAACTTTATCGAACTGGTTTGTAAAGTGTGCCATTTGGTCCGCACTGTTTTCATCACCAGTCAGCACCTTGTAAATCGGGTCGATAATGACTGCTTGATAGTTCTTTTTAAGTGATCGTCTGATTAGCTTAGGTGCCAATTTATCCATTGGAACGGTCTTACCACGTAAGTTCCAAATATCAATATTTTGAAGATTGTTTGCTGGAATTCCCATAGCTGCGTACACATCTTTGAAACGGTGCAGCGCTGATGGTCTATCTAATTCCAGATTGACATATAAGACACGTCCTTGTTCACATTGCCAACCAAGCCATTTAGCACCTTCAGCGATGGCAATGGATAGTTCAATCAATGCAAACGACTTACCAGCCTTAGATGGACCAGCGATTAGCATCTTGTGGCCCTGGCGCAAAATCCCATGAATAAGCTCAGGTGCTAGTTCTGGCATATCGTCCCAGCTGTCTAACAGTCCTTCGGGGTCTGGTAAATCATCGTTCAAGTCTTCAACCCATTGATACCACTCTTCGTAATTCGCCTTACCAATGTTAGTATCAATCAAAAACTGTTTACGTCCGTTACGTGTGACACCAGGCATGCGTGACAAACGGCTAGGATTGCGGTTCTGCGTATCAACATCAAGCCCATTCTTCTTACAGATTTGATAGATGTAATCAACACGTTTCCTATACTCTTGATAATCACGCGCATCTACTTTCACGACTGCGTGCAGTGATTTCTTACCAGAATGGACAAGCGTTGCAATTGGTAACTCTAACTCTTTAAACAGTGCATATTGTTTACCAATGTCTAATGTGTCTGATTCGACCAAAGCATAACGATATTCAGTGACATTGTCATTTTTTACACCTTTACCGTCTAACGGATTGAATCGAATCCACGCACCTGCTTCTTCCTTGTAATCACCAAAGACAGCTCCAATGTCGTCAGGTGTCTTTTGCAATAACTGAATAAGTTCTCCAGCTGTTCTATCAAAGTTACCTTGCGTTGGTTTGTGAATCGTGCCATTGTCCGTCTCAATTGGATAGGTAGCAGTCACGTAGCCAACTAAATCTGTTGAATCAAACAGCGTTTCAAGATACTTGATTAATTCTTGTGCAGGTTGCCAGTTCAATGGTTCTCTGATTTCTTTCGACTCAATCCAGTTTTTATCTACGATTTGATAATCACGATCAATCGTATCTTCCCAATCTAATTCGTGAGAATCACCACGTCCATTTGAAGCAGGTTGCCAGCCATTATCTTTTGCTAATTGTGTGATTGTGGCTCCTGTTACAACACTACCTGCTTCTTCGTTGAAGGTTGTCCATTTCTTGAAGCATTCACCTTTTTTGTAACGTGTATCAGCTTGTGACCAATTATCCCAGTCCATTGCCGTATAGCCTTCGTGCTTTAAGGCCATACCGATTTGACACCATGTACTGTAATCCACCATGGCAGGATTGATATAATCCAGCAATGGTAGCAGGTCAAAATCTCTCTCTGCCATGTTTATCCTTTCTTATTCTGGTTTAAATTCCGCTGGTCGAATACCACGAGGAACACGCCAACCATTAGCTGCAATACGATTGATTAGATTACTTGCGCCGTCAAATGTCCACATACCAACATTTTTAAAACCGTAGCGTTCTAATAACCGAATTTGTTTAGGTGTTGTAAGGCCTTCTGTTTGACGTTTCTTAAGTCTGTCTAACAATTTGCTAGCCTTACCAAAGTTACCAATGTCATCCGTAAAGATACCAAACTTCTCTAATGCTTTTAACTGCTTGTCTGTTGGTGGTGTCATCTCAATTCCAAATGCTGGCACGTAGTCTGCTAAGTCTTCAGCTTGGATAGACATTTCAAATTGCAACGGGTCAACTAGTCGACGTTTGCGCTTACGCATTTCTGACAACTGCTTAGCAAGTGCTTCTTCACGTTCAGCCACAACGTCCTTGCTTGCTGTTTCTTCAGCTTCCAGCAGTTCAAATTGTTGGTTAGTCTGCTCAGCCATGTTTTCGACCATCTTCTTAGCCACTTCAGGACTATCTGTGATTAAATGCGCTGGTCTGCACAGCTCGTGACGTTCGGTGTGCCAAAGAAAATCTAAAATCAATAAATTATCTTTTCCTTCAGCTAAACGCGTTCCACGTCCAACCATTTGACTGTACAGCGCCCTGACTTTAGTCGGTCTTAATACCACTACACAGTCAACACTCGGGCAGTCCCAGCCTTCAGTTAGTAGCATGGAATTGCAAAGAACATTGTACTTACCTTCGTCAAAATCAGCTAAGACCTCTGCACGGTCTTCTGACTCACCATTAACTTCAGCAGCTTTAAATCCTTTCTTGTTTAAGATGTCACGGAATTTCTTAGACGTTTTAACAAGTGGTAAAAACACAACTGTTTTACGGTCTGCACATTGTTTAACCATCTCATCTGCGATTTGTTCTAGATATGGGTCTAACGCTGTTCCAACTTCACTAGCCTTAAAATCACCAGCTTGTTGACTGACACTTGATAAGTCCAATGTCAGCGGTATAGTAACTGCTGTAATCTTTGATAAATAACCAGATTTGATTGCATCTACAATTGAATATTCATAAGCAAGGCTGTCAAAGAATTTACCTAAATTCTTTTTGTCTCCCCTGTCTGGCGTTGCTGTAACGCCTAACACATTAGCATCTTCAAAATGTTGCAATACTCGTTGGTAACCATCTGATATAGCGTGATGTGCTTCATCAATCACAATCGTGTCAAAATAATCTGGTGGGAATTGGCTAAGCCGTTTCTCACGTTGCATTGTTTGGACCGAACCGACAACGACACGGAACCATGAACCAATTGATGTGCTTTCTGCTTTCTCTAGTGCTGTTCCTAAGCCTGTAGCGGTTTTAAATTTATCGCTAGCTTGTTCTAAGAGTTCTGACCTATGTGCCAGGACGAGCACTCGCTCGCCCTTTCTCACACGGTCTTCGATAATCTTAGAAAATACGATAGTCTTACCACAACCCGTAGGAAGAACGAGCAATGTGCGTTTTATGCCCTCTTCCCACTCTTGCTGAACAGCTTCGCGGGCTTCTTCTTGATATTTTCTAAGTTTCATTAGCTACCTCTTAAAATTGCCCAGCTTGGAATCCTGCAGCTTGTTGAGGCGCTTGTGGTTGTTGTGGGTATTGTTGAGGTACTGTTGGTTGCATTGGTTGTTGATATATAGGTTGTTGTGGTTGACCTTGCACGTTTGCATTCAATACTTTAGTCCAATCAACTTCATCAGCGTAAATCATTGCTTTAATGTTGTCATATTCACGGTCAGCATATTGTCCAGTACCTTTACGTTTGTTAACTCGACAAACACCTTTAGCACCAATGACACTATTCCAATTCATACGAAGTGGTTCGCCATGTTTCTTTTGACCAATAGCACCAAAGAATGCTGACAACATACCTTCTGTTGATGTATGCAAGAATAGATTATGTGTCAATTGTGTAATCCCTTCTGCAGTTTCAATTTGAAGCGTAAGTGTTGCTTTATTACATGCTGGCAATTTCCCTGGTTTTTGAGGATTTGGCGTGTGACGTCCACGTTCAAGGTTTGTTACTGTGAATTGATAATCTCCAGGTGCAAGCTGTACGAATTCTTTGGCGTCTGTGGTAATTTCATCATCCCAACCGAGTTCGTGGTCAAAGTTATTGTTAAATTGTGTCATGTTAATTTCTCCTTTTGATTAAGCTAAAATTGTAATATTGCCTTGCTCTGCAAGTTGTGCTTTCAAGTAATTAGCAACGTTGTTGATTGCATCTAAGCGCCATTTGCCACCATCTGCGCTAAATAGTGCCATTTCTGCATTTTTATCGATACGAAATACAAATTGGCTAGCTGGTTGTTCCACTTCAGCAAATGTGCGATATGGACGTAGCATGACTGGGTTTGGTGCTTTAGCTTTTGCTAAGTTAGCTACCCCAGTTTTGACAGTCGTTGTTTGGCTAACACCGTTATCAACAATTTCTGAACCATTGTCAATTTTAAGTGCGCTTGCAAAATTCAAAACAACGTCGCGGTCATTTGTATCTTCAAATTTTAATTGCAGGTAAACGTTGAAGTCAGTTGATGACATGTAGTAACCGTATCGAATGCTTGGGATACGTGCTTCAACGCTAACAAGACGTGTACGTACTGCTTTTTCATCATCTTCAGTATAGACAGACACTTGAGTCGGGCTTTCTACAACAACCATTAAACGTTGAAAGCTGGTGTTGTTAAGCCCTGACTTGAGATAATCAACTAAACTATCAAGTGTGCATAATTCAAGTGTGTCTGGATAAGGTTTAGGTTCAAGCTCAACAAGACTTGCTTTTGAGCTGTCATAGTAGTGTTTGCCATCAACTGTGATGACTTTTTCTTCACGACTAGCTAACTTAACGCCGTATGCAATGGCTTCTTTGATGTTTTCTGACATAATTAGTTACCTGCTTTCTGTTTATTAAAATCAATGACATCTTCATTAATACCTTTTTCTAACGCTTCGATTGGTTCACCAATATCGGTACGCAAGATTGCTTCATTGTCAAAATAGGTTTGACCAGGCATGCTACTAAGCAACTCATTAGCATAGACCTTACCGTCTTTCTGACCAACAAGAACTGTCGTAGCCGTTCCTTTTTGAGGTGCTAGTGTTGATTTCACTTCCATTGCTGTGCTAACTGTTTGGCGGCTTTCGTCAGCTTTCATTGTGAGCGTAATCGTTAACTTACGCGCTGGCTTGCTTTCAGTATTTGGATCAAGAATGTTGTCAAAGATTTTTTCAAGCTCTTTGTCTACTTTTTCTTGTAGACTCCCTTCACCAATAGCTGACAAGTCTAATTTGATTGTTTTATCCATTGTTATTCCTTTCTAAAATGGCAAGATACGATTGTCTTTAATCATGCTAAAGACTTGTTCCCAAGCGCCGATAAGAACGCCATCAATAAATCCTGGATCGTACATGATAACTGGCGTGTCTTCAGGGTAGTAGCCCTTTTGAGCAGCTGCCTTTTGGACTTCAAGCTCTGTGACTTGATTTTGTATCATCAAATCACGCAGAGCCTGTGGCAAGGCTAAATTAGGCTCTTGGTAAGGTTGACGTTCTGGCGCAGGCTGCGTTAAGCTTTCAGGTGCTTGTGACGGTTGCTGTGGCGTTTCTTGCGCCTTTGGTTGAACCTGTGGCGCTGGTTCGGCAGTTGGTGTTTGTTCCTGTGCTGGTGCTTGTGGAGCAGGTTCTGGCGCTGTTTGTTGCGGTTGAGGTGTAGGCTGTGGTTGCGCTTGATTAAAGATATGCGCAATGCCTGCATAATCAAACGGCATTTCCTCTGGCAAACCATGACGGTTCTTAGCATCCCATGCTGGGTGATGTTGCGTGTACAGAACACGTTGTCCACCAGTTGCTTTTTTCTTTTTGTTATCAGCAGTCATTACGACTGTTTTATAATTTGCAAACAAAACCATATCAGCCCATTCTTTAACGAGTGGTGCAGTTTGTGAGCTTGTTTTTTTACCAAGCTTAAGTTCCCAACGATCATAAGATCCCATCTCGTCAGGCTGTTCAAACTTACGAATTTGGGCATGTGCAGTTAACATAATATTGATACCTAAATCTACAAGTTCTGATAAACTGTTCAAAAAACGTCCTAATTCTTCTTTAACGTAAACATAACCGTTACCATACCCAAAATCTTCAATACCTTTTTTCTGATGCAGTGCGCAGATATCATCTACTATTAAGCTTTCTGCCCAGTCGATTGTGTCAATAATAAGTGTCTTGCAGCAAGTAGGATTAGCTTTGACCCATGCAATTTCATTTTTTAGCATGGTATAGCTTGACGGTTTATTCAAGCGTGAAACGTCCATGTTGTCGGTTGAGCCTTCGGTGTCAATAAATACTGCTCCTGGGAATTGTGATGCAAAGGTTGATTTACCAATACCTTCTGGACCATAGATGACTACTTTTTGGGCTCGTGCGCGTTTTCCTTTTGTGATTTGCATTAATCGTCACCCCCGAAAATATCATCAAGCGCATCAAATAGCATTTTAGCCTTGCTTTGATTGTCGGCCTTAATTTCTTCTGGTTCTTCACCGTCTAGTGTCGTGAGTGTATATTCAGTTTCAACTTTTAGTGGTTCTGCTTCAAATGCTTGTAACAAGCATTCGTATTTTTCCTTATCTTCTTTGAAATTCTCTTCAGGAATAGAAAGCGCTGATTTAATTTCTTTGGTATAGTTAGCTGTAAATGCTAGAGCATTTTCATTGTTTTTATACGCGCTTAGAAAATAACCTTTTTCTTTGCTGCGAAATACGATAAATGTTTCAGTTTGTTTCATTGTTTTTCTCCTTTTTAAAATGTTCCTGCTGTAAATGTTGGTTTTGTAACTGGTGCTTGATGCGTTTCGTTGACGACTGAATAGCCATCTTCGATAATGACAGCACACTCTTCACCAGTTGATACGCGAGTGGCAATAGCTTGTAAGCCTTCTTGTTCTAACCAAGTGCCGAACTGTTCAAGTGTGACTTGGTCCATTTGTTCTAGTTTGTCAATCAGAACAAAACCACATTCTGGTTTAAGCTTACGAACAATCGCAGTAGCCACCATAAGTTGTTGACTGCCAGACATGTTATCCCACTCTTGCCCTTGATAAAGTAGCTTACCGTCATCAACTGACAAGCCTTCAAGTGGCAAGTCTGCGTTAGTTAACAAATCTTTTTTCTGTTGACGAACAGCCTCGATTTCGTTAGTCAATTGATTGTATTGTTCTCGTTGTTGCTTAGCATCTTCTTCTGCTTTATCCTTGTCCAGGTTAGCACGAACACGTCTGTTAGTTTCGTCAATACGTGCAATATTTTCTTCGATTTCAGCTGTTGACTCGTCGTGCAAATCCATAGCGTCAGTCTGTGCAATTTGTAAATCTTCTGTTAGTTGATCTAATTGCTGTTCAGCTACTCTAAGCTTCTTTTTTAGTTCATCAACTTCTTGTTGTTTGAAGTCATAGTTTTGTTGAATAACTGTCACATTTTGACGTTTACGAGCGTTCTCACCATTCTTAGCTAAAATGGCTTGTTGCTGTTGGATGAGGTCAGAAATACTAACCAGTTCTTTCGGGGCATCTGGATAGTATGGCTGCTCTTTGGCGAACTTCTCCTTTTGGTCAGCAATCACACCAATCGCATGACGCTGGTTGTAAATTTCCTTTTCTTGCAGCTCCAATTCAGCTAACTGGTCACCAACACCAATGATTTGTAAAAGCGTGTTAGCCTTGTCTTTTGGCGTGCTGTCCATGAATTTAGGAAGATTGATAGCCAATTCTTCTACAAAGCTGTCAAGTAACTGTTGCCCTGCTTTTTGGCCGTTTGGGTCAATCACCTTAAGCGAGCTATTCTTACCTTTACGTTCAACGATAAGACCATTTGAGAGTGTCACTTTTAATGTTGGCGGTACCATTGAACCCTCACGCTCTGCTTTACTTGGTTTGTATTTGTTACCACCTAATGCCCAAGCAATCGAATCTAACACACTTGTCTTGCCTTGATTATTATTTCCACCAATCACTGTTAAACCAGTTGCAGACGGTTCGATTTTGACAGCTTTAATACGCTTGACATTTTCAATTTCTAATTTATTGATCGTTACCATTTACCATAGCCTTTCTAATTTCTAGCTGGTCAACTTCATCGAGTTGATCAATACATTTTTCAAGAGTTGATTGTAAAATGTAGCCTTCTTCGATAATGATGTCTAATAAATTTGCTTTTGCTACAGTCGCAAAGTAATGTTTAGTCAGTTCATTATTTAGACGTCTGTTTTCATCTCTCAAAAATGTGTTTTCATTAATGATTTCCTGCATCATGTGCTTGACTCCATTTTTGACTATTGCTACGTGCTCGTTCTGTGAAGATGTGGTTTTTGTAATCTTCGCTGCGATAATAGCGAATGTCTTCATTACGTCGTTTAAGTAAAGTCAATGTAAGTACTTCAGTTAATCCTAAAATCGCTACTGCTACGATTAAATATGTCATGTTAAAACTCCTGTTTCTAATTTCATGTTCTTTAGCATTTCAGCTAATGTTTCTTTCTTTGATAAATATCTGTTACGTGATTTCCACTTTACGAACAGTGCAAAACCTTCATAATTGATAAAGACTATTTTATGCGTTGGATTGTCAATGTACCTGTTGAAATCTGGATGTTCACGCATTTCTGCTGCCCATTGCTTAGCGACCGGCTTACTTAAGCCCTCCCAGCGTTGCATGAGATGGTCATAATCACCCCATTCGGCTTTTTCATCGTTGCCAACAGCTTTATACGTTATATTTGCTTTCGGCATAGCGCGCTCCTTTTTAATGTGGTATAATTTACCTTAGTTTTGTTTGTTATGCGACTGATTGCCGTCAGTCGTTTTTTTGTATCCAAAATAGATACACCGTCCTTTCTAAATTTCTTTATCATATGACGTTGAAATTTCAAGCTCAATTGCATTAAGTCGTTGAATTGCTTTTTGTAATTCTTCGGCTTTTTTTAGCACTACTTCTGTTGCTGTTATAAACTCAGCTAGATTTGTAATTTCTACGTTAAGTTTCATGTGTTATCCTTTCTAAATTCATCTAAGCTAACGTCTAAAGCATCAGCGATTTTGACCATATTTCGAAATGAGATTTTACTATTCCGAATGTTTTGGATTGTGTTTTTACTAATTCCTGCTTTTTCCGCAAGTTCTTTTTTTGTCATTCCTTTTTCAATCAAAATATGATTTAATTTTTTCCACATATCTTCACCAAACCACAATATGTTGTATCTGTTTTTAATTTTACTCACTACATCTTGTGATTAATTCTACTTTCTGCTATAATATAGATATGACAATCAGGTAAAAAACTTTAACTACCAAACCAAGCGATTTCCTGTGAGTCAAATAAGTTAGAAAGGAGGTGATTATATGAATATAGAAGAACAAAATTTACAACATGTGTATGTATCACCAAGCGACCATCCTCAAGGTTATCAAATTACTCCCAAAGGTAATCTAGTATATAAGTTTGTAAACAGTTCAGACCGATTATATTTTCAAAGATTTTATATTTTTGATGACGGAACAATTGTTTTAGATGAGGTTTCGCAAGGTCAAATTACTATTAAATCTAATAATGAATTCACAGTTGAAGGTGATTTTATTAGATTTGTTTAGTTGAGTCTATTTGTTCTTTAGTCCAATTTCCAAGGACTATTTTTTCAGAATCTACTGTTACCGCAGTAGGTTCTTTTTCTTCGTCCATAACAATGTTCACATAACATTCAATGGGTTTATTAAATGCTTTTTCTAGCTTCTGGACTTCTAAAATAGCTTCTTCTGCTGTGTTGCAAGAAATGTTAAATTGTAGTTTGTTCATGTTTACTCCTTTCTATTTACTGCTCTCAACTAGCAGTTATAGCCCTAGCAAGTCTCTGTGATAATGTCATGTATTTTTTGGAGGAAATACATATTTGATAGATATTTATATAGGAGACCATGAATGAATTAAACCGCGTAAAAATAATATAATAAGGATAAGATAATAACTTGCTAGAGCTGTAACTACTAGCTGAGAGTGGCGAAATTAATCGTTAAGCTTCTTGCTCAATTTTAGGTAAGATACCCTTTTTATTTTTGAGCAAATCATAGATAAATAAACGTCCTTTTTGCGTCCAATATGTATGCATTCGACTACGTTCTGCATCAATCGTATGTGTTTTAGATTGTGTGTATCCTTTATCAGCATATTTTTGATATAGTAGCCACGTACTACCTTGTTTGAATTGCACTTTTAATTCATGCAATAAATTATTTAACTTTTTAGCACTCATACCGTAATCTTTAGCGATCACTGAAATAGCTACCAAAGATTCACTTTGCAAAATCAAATCATAATAAGTTGCTTTTGGTTGTAATTCCTGAATCATTTGATTCTTTTGAGCTACTTCTTCTTGTGCTTGTAAACGTAGCCGACGTTCTTCTTTCAAACGTTGGAATGCTGCAATAGCCATATCAGGATTATCAAGCAAATCATCTACTGCATACATGCCATGTTTACGAATTGTCGGTAAGACTTCTGACGTAATCCAACGTTTAAAATCTTTTGCTTGCGGTAACTTACTAGATAAGATAAGCGAGTAAAGACCAGATTCATTGATTGCAGTTAAGCCACGATTAGGTATATTTTCTAATGTCGCGTTTTGCGACGTTAGAGTAATTTTGTCTTCGCTATCAACATGCTTACTTAGAGCATCTCGCTGATTAGCATAACCGAGTACATTTGCTACATCATTTGCAACAAACCAAGGTTCATTGTCAACTGTTACTGTGCGGACTTCTTGTCCGTGAAAATTAAAAATTTCGTTCATACATTACCCCTCAAATTCTTCCCATGGCTCGCGAATACCAAGTTTTTTTGATACTAGCAATTTAAAACTATCGCTGCCATAGCCTTCTTTCAAAAGCCTTGTAATCATTGCCGAAGAAACACCACACACTTGTGCCAAATCACTTTTCGACCAACCTTTTTGTGACATTTTTTCTTGTACAAGGGCAATCCATTTTTTGTGTTGTGAACTCATATTTGCTCCTTTCTGCTCCTTTCCACAAAATATATGGTGTAAATCAAAAGAACTAGTAAATAATTTTATAAAATCATTGACAAATATTTATACTATGGTGTAAAATAAATCCATAAAGAAAACACTTGATAAAACGTTATTAAATCAATCTTTTACGCTCGCCAAAGCTATATTGAATTTTGATAAGTTTTAACAAGTTACTTTACTAACTCTTTAACTTACAAAAACTATTTTATATTATAGTGTAAAATAAGTCAAGATATTTTTATACTTTTTTATAAATATTTTTTGTCATCCTTAAGAAAGGCTGATGTATCAATGTTTTCAACATTTGAAAAAATAAAGGAATTATCTAAAAAGCAAGGTGTAAGTTTACAAAAAGTTGCTGAAGATTTAGGTTTTAGTGTAAATTACCTATACACTTTAAAAGAAAAAACTCCAAAATCTGACCGTCTACAAGAAATCGCTGACTACTTTAATGTATCTACTGATTATTTGCTAGGAAGAACAGATATTCCTTATATAGCTACATCTGAAAATGCTACTACTTCTACTAATAATAAGATAGAAGAACAAGCACTTGTCATGTTTCGTAAAGAAACAGCAAACATGACTGACATGGAAAAGGAACGTTTCAACAACGCTCTTTCTGGATTAATGCAGACTGCTCGTAGTCTTATTGAAGACGATTCAAACTGGAAGTAGGTGTTTTTATTTGGAATATCGTTTTATCAATTCCGCTGATTACTATCGTTATCAGCAGAAAGCTAATCTTTTCTTAGCTGAAATTAGCCATTATTTTAATTTGCCATTATCTACAATCACTAGCAGACACGTTATTGATTATTTTGAAACAAAATACAATATTTTATTTGTTTTTCTTGATGTTGATCAATACGAAGAATATTTTAGAGATATTGGCGGACGTCAAGCTACTAGAGAAAATATAAAATATAAGGGTATAGTCAATAACTGCAAAATAAAATTTGTACCTAAAGAATTTTGTGACTCTTTATCTGGTGTAACTATGACTTATGGCTATTCAGATAGATACGTTGTCTATATTAACCAAAGACCTATTTTAGGTCGTGTTATGTTTTCGATTCTACATGAATTAAGTCATATATTTGCACATTTCGAAGGTAGCAAAAGTCAACGCATGTACGCTTCTATGATGTCCAACGTGTCCGACATTTCTACTGGAAATTATCCAAAAGAATTGCAACCAATTGAGGACGAAGCTAACACACTCGCTTCTCTGTTCTTGCTAAATGATGAAAGACTAAAAAATAGCATTTTAAATGGTAAAAATTTCAATGATTTAATTAAAGAAAACTATATGTCTGGTGCAGCGATTATGAATCGTTTAAAGAACTTTTTGGTATATAATTACTGTATTCCAATTCAAGATGCAGTTCGTATTGCGTTAGATTATCGCAATGGCTATAATTATACAGTTCAATCAATTGTATTTTGATAAAACGATATAAAGGAGAAATTATGGATTTTGAAAAATTAAAAGGATTCACTAAAAAAGCGGCTCAAAAAACAATGGATAGCATTGCTGAAGCTAATGAAAGACGTAAAAAAGCAAATCAAGAAACTAAAATTTTTCTACCTGCTACAGGTGGCATGTCATCTCCACATTGGATTCGCAAAAATATTGAAGGCAAATACTACATTGGTGGATATAATGAAGAACCTGTACTGTTTGAATTTGCTGGTTTTGAATTTGCTGGTTCTCAAGTTGTAGAAAAAACTGTCACTAAAGGGAAAACTAAAAAGCAAGGTCGTGCAGGAAGTGTTCTCGGTGGCGCTGCACTTGGTAGTGTTATTGCTCCTGGTGTAGGAACAATTGTCGGTGGTATGGCTGGTGGGGCTCGTAAGAAAAAAGGAACAATTGACACTACTTCTGTTACTACTGTCGAAGAGAAACCAGGTAAAGCTACTGTCAAACTTCGTAACATTGAAACTGGTGAAATTACATCAATTCAAACTAAACTTACACAATCTGAAGCTAACAACGTACAAATGTTCTTTTTAAGCTAAACAGTTAGAAGGGATATTGATTTATGACTAGCCATTTTAGGGAACTTGTTCAAGAACTTCTTGAACATATCGATAACAATCCATTAACTGATGAACAAATTGAAAAAATCGAAAAATGGGTTGAGGAGAATAGGAAAGAATAGTAGAGAGGGAAGGACGGAATAATAATATGAAAAAAAAAGAAACTAAAGTTATAAAAATACTAGATGAGTTTACAGTCGTAATTAATGCTGGGGCAACAGATGTACAATTGAATGACAAAATTATAATTTTTGAGCCTGGACCTACTATCAACGATTTGGACGGTACAGAATTAGGAAGATACGATTTTAAAAAGGCTGAATTAATTGTTACAGAAGTTTATCCTAATTTTGCCATTGCAAAACATTTGAAAGAGGGGAATGCTTTTTCTCTAGCAAAAAATTTAACAGGCACTACTTTCATGTCAAATGGTCCACTGGTCGTAAATAAAAATGAGATAACAAAAATCTCTCCTAAAAATCCTAGTATCGTAATTGGAGATTTAGTAAAACTTATTTAATTGACACACATAGTTATTTATGATAAGATATTAAGGAATTAAATGGTTGCTGATGCGACTAGGAATAACCTCCTTTCTATCTTAAGAAAGGAGGTTTTCTTTTTGTGAGTGATAAACCATTTTTAACATATAGACAACAACTAAAAAGAATTAAAGATAAGCGGATATTGGTTGCTGATGATGATTTTGTATTAGAGATTTTAAAAACTATGTCTTATTACGGGATTGTAAATGGCTATAAAGATATTTTTGGTGTTTATTATGATGAGGAAATGAAGTTAGAAAGATTTTCCGATGTAGTTACCTTCGAACAACTTCATCGGATTGCTTTAATTGATAATAGTCTAAACAACTTATTATTTAAATATATAATCTATATCGAAAAAGCATTAAAAACCAAATTAGCATATATTGTAGCTAGAAAATATGGAATTTTAGAAGAGCAGTATTTAGATTTTAAAAAATATACAAGCCGTGGTTTACTGGATCGAAAAAATGAAATTGAAAATATTAAAAATCAGATAAAGAGTAATAAAAATAGTGCCTCAGTACAGCATTATAGAGAAAAACACGATTGTATTCCACCTTGGATTTCTGTAAATGCACTCTATTTTGGAACTGTAATAAACTGGTATAAGATATCTGAAGATAACATAAAAACGGAAATTTCAAATGATTTTTTACGTTTAACTAATTTAAATGATGATGAAGAAAGAAAAGAACTTTTTGTATCAGCAATTAGTCTTCTTCAAGAATATAGGAATAACATTGCACATGGAAATCGTACTTTTCTATCGAACGTAAGCCATGAATTAAGTAAAAATATATTATTAAAGTCAATAAACAACAAAATTCTTACAGAATTAGAATATCTATCTGGAATTGGTCAAAAAGATTTGTTTGCAGTTATGTTAGTTCTAGCAATTCTGACAAACGATCCTATTCTTTTTCAACAATATATTTTCGACTTAAAAGCAGTGTTACTTAATTATTTAGACGAAACACTAATAATTAGTCCAAAAGGAAATATATTCCAGACGTTACATATCCCTAACAACTTTTTAGATAGACTTTCAGAAATATATAATATTAAATTCAGTAATTAAAAAACAAAAATCCCTACACTCCCTGTCGCCAAACTTTGAGTGTAGAGATAATGAAATGTATAGTAAAAACCTGCATGCAGTAGGCCTCTTTACTATACCCATTTTAACAAAAAAATGAGGTAAAAACAAATGTGGTCAGAAAATCATAAAAGTGGAAAAATTAATTTTGTCGAAAGATACAGAGATCCATATACAGGCAAGTGGAAGAAAGCGTCTGTATTGATGGAAAAAGATACTCCTCGCATAAGAAAACAAGCTCAAAAAATACTTGATGAAAAAATTGCTGCAATCTTACAAGAGCTAAATTCAAGCGAAGTTTTATACACTGATGTCTTAAACAACTGGTGGAAATTCCACCAAAAAGAACTTAGGCGCACTTCTATAAGCTCGCTAAAAAGTAATGTTCAGTATGTGAGAGAAAATTTTGGTATTGATGTCAAAATATCTAAAATAGATACTTATTATGTTCAACAATTTATAAACGCTCTTGAATTATCAAGACCAAGACTTGAACGTGTTAAATCAATATTGAATCAATCGTTTGATTATGCCGTGTCTCTTAACCACATTAAAACCAACCCAGCACGACAAGCTAAACTTCCTAAAAAGGTGCTAACCATTGAAGACTATGAAAAAATCAAAAATAAATACCTGGAAATTGAAACAGAACTTATTCCATTAATTAATGAATTACGACGCACGAAACGGACTTACTTGAATTCACTGATTGCCGAATTTCTATTTTTAGATGGTGCACGTATTGGTGAAGTCGTTGCTTTAGAAGATATTAATTACCGTAAAGACGATAATTTTGTAGATATTTTTGGCACTTTAGACAGTGTCCAAGGGTACAAGAAAGCAAAAAAAGAACCACCCAAAACACCTGCTGGCTATCGTAGCAATAAGTTATCAAAACGTGAATCAGAAATATTAGATGAAGCTATTAAGATTCGTGACTTAAATAAAAGCTTAAATCCTAACTGGATAACCATGGACCGTAGCTACATCTTCGTAACAAATCGTGGTGTACCTATCCAACGTAATTCGTTCAATGAATCTATTAAAGCAGCAAACCAACGTCTTGAACATCCTATTAATAAACCGATAAGTTCACACATTTTTAGACACACACTTGTCAGTTATTTAGCCGAAAAAGGTGTACCGCTAAAAGCAATTATGGATAGAGTCGGTCACGAAGATAGCGAAACTACAATGAAGATTTATACCCACGTCACAAATAGAATGAAGGATAAAGTTGTTGATGTAATAGATGAATTAAGTCTATAG